TCTCGTTAAGCTTTTCGTTAAGCGTTCTAAACATTATTGCTGTCCTTGCTGATTGGGTTGTCGGTTTGCTTGAACCTGCTGCGTCTCTTGGATGGCTTGCTGAATCTGTTCGCGTTCTGCTTTGTCACGAATAAGCTTTTCCGGGACGCCAATCTCTTTACCAGTGTAAACAGCGGCTTCTTCTGCTTTAACGACTACGTTTGTCATCTGAGGGCCAAAGCCAGCGTTCATAAGTTCTAACCACCGTGCGACCCGTGCGACGTTCTCGTTATGCTGTGCTTGTGCCAGAGGGGATACGTTGACGATCTTTACTTCACGCCCGTTGACCTTCGGGATATTAATACGTCCCTGCTTGCGAAGGATATGCACGACACGGCGTAAAATCTGTGTCACCCCTTCTGAGTGCAAGCGGCCATAAGCAGATCCGATTGTTCGCGCTAAATCAGCCATTCTCTCATGCACTTCTGTAGCAGACATTGGCGTACCTTCTGGCGCACCTAACTGCTCATTGAAGAGAGCTTTGCGAATATTGTGACGCATATCATTGAGGATAAACTGCCCCATATCGAAGTTGCCGGGGGACTGCAAAGGCTCAAGGCCACGGCTTCCCATAGCTCTTGGAATGATTGTGCCAGGAATTAGTTCTAAGGTATCAGGGTTGATAACACCGTCATCGTCGGCTTGCCACATACCCGTAATAGCCAGCGCACCATTCTCAAGGCCAAGCTTTACGACCTCGTTAAGAACGCGAATATCAGGGAGTGCAGACAATAGAGGCCCACGCCCGTATGTCTCTCCAGCGGCTTTAGACCACCTAAATGATATAATTGGTTGAGCGCCATCGCCTTTAAAGACGTTTTGTAAAATCATGTGTTCTGGCTCTAAGCAAACGACACTAAAATTATGCGTTTCTGTTTCTTTGACTTTCCAGTCGCGAGCAACACACTCAATAACCTTGAACTTTTTTAATTCATCTAAGCCAGCTTCACGGCGCATTTCTTCGCTGATGTCGGCTTTCGGCCAGATGACCTCGATAGCTTCAAGAGTAAGCATTCGGAGTCGATATTTTTTATCAACTTTTCCGTAAGGTCCGGCAGACAGGTAAACTTCGTTTTGAGGCAGAGTTGTGAACATAATTGGCTGTTCCGCGTCACCCTCCTCAATACAAATAGAAGCGGAGCCAACTGCTAGATCGTAATAAGCTTCATGTAGCTCTTGATCCATATTTGAGCTTTGAAGGACTTCCCAAATATAATTACTAATCAAGTCTAGCTCTGTATCGACTTTTGACTTCTGGTCTTCTGGTATTTCTGACCCAGCCCTAAACTCAAACCATTTAGAAAACGGAGGTGTCAGGCCAGCTTGCATACGGCTGGCAAACTCATCAACGGCAGTTACTGGGGACGAGTCATAAATATCATCTGTTTCTGATTGGCCGGGAGATTGGCCGTAAAAGCCAAGCCGCTGCGGAAAACAATAGTCGTAGCAATCCTGCCAAAGCGGAATCCAGTTTGCGCGTTCTTGCTCACAAGCTCTAAACCCTGTGATAATTTTTTTAAGTTCTGGGGTCATTAGCCAAGGCTATCGCTGTAGAAACCATCGCCAGTATTTTCATCTGCAAGAAGTGAACGACGACCACGAAGATTACGCTTACGCTGCGCCTCTTCTTCCTCTTTACGCTTTTCAGCTTTTTCGATATTTTCCTGTGCGCGTTTTTCTGCTGCTATTTCAGCCGCGCTCGGGCCTTGAACTGCTTGTTTGCCACCGCCCATCGATACTCTCCTTAGAAATTCCTTTAGGCAAAGTCACGGTTCCTCCTCTTTGTCTCAATGCACAAAAAAGTCGGTATGGCGTATGGTAAAAAATATCAACGCCAAGAAGGTGGGCTATGACGCTTGAGCAATCGACAAAAAATCTAATTTTCCACATAACTTTTGAAGGGGCCGCGTCATATTGGACAACGATGTTTTTGTTCGCCTCCATTAGCATTATTGGCACCATTTTCTTAGGCACGGGCCTGATAACAAGGTTCTTGTGCGTTGACTCTACACGGAGCCACGCATGAGTTTCGGGATCGTATGTAAATGCCCAGACATGACAAAAATTCTTCTTGAAGACCTTATCTACATGAGGAATGTGCGTATTGTGCTGGAACACAACATACCAATTTAAAAGGCCCGGATCATCTTTGTATATAGTCAAAATGCGGCTCTTGGAGCGCGTTTCTTCTTACCAAACGGCGACCACTTGCCTTTGGCGTTCCCCGGCTTCATAGCGTTTTGACCGCGCAACATCGCCCTGCCCTCTCCGGCTCCAATAACTAAATATTGAAGCGCATCATGGACGTGTGAAAATTTATTTTTGTTTGGCCGTTCCTCAAATCTCTCGCCTGTTACTTGCATACGGCGGTAGTGATAGCCCCCCAAGAATCCAGTTGTAAGCGTTTGGCACTTCTCACGGTCTATAAGAAAGCCGCTATTGCCATCTACCATGCGCGACAACAGCCCGTTTACAGCCTCTATGCGTTTTACGGGGTCGTTCGACGGCGCGGGACGTGCGACCAACCCCGCTCCTCTGAGGATTTCAAATGGCGTTGTTTCGTCTGTTTGAGCGCGGAAGTCTCCAGATGGGTCTCCGAAGATGCTGATTTGGTTGTTGGGAAACTCTTCGGCAATAAAACGTCGTAATACCTCTGCAAACCGGACTGCCCCCATATCGACACAAACCAACTCTCGAAGGATAAACCACCGACCATTTGGGAGTCGTTGGGCAAATGCAGCAGCCGGTGTAAGGCCAAAATCCAAGCCACAGTAAACAGGCATGGGTCCGATATCGAGTGATTCTTTGGCAACGTGTGTTGCTTCGGTAAATCCTTCATAGACTGACTTCCCCTGCTCGATGCTGCCAAGTCGGTTTAGAACGTAAACGCTAATCCAAGACCGCGATTTACCTCTGACCATGTTTTCGTAGTATTTTTTAGGGAGGTTTTCGGCATTTTCTGCTTCGGGGTTGTCTTCATACCCCAATAGCTCATTCTCATCGCCTCTTATTTCCCTCATCCCGCCGGGTTGGTCGTAGAAATCCCAATTGTCGGGCTTTAGAAGCATCAGCGCGTCTTCTTCACTCATATGATCCGGGACAGGGGCAGAGCCGGACATAATAGACCACCAATGGTCCGTATCTGGAGCGTTTGTATCCATAATCACACCAAACCACGTCGGCCCAACACCATCCTTCTTGCTCGGGTAGCGCCCAACACGGCTTGTTGCAGCATCAATGATTGGCTTTGGAACTTCTCTGGCTTCGTTAACCCACACCCCGGTTAATTCAAGCGAAAGCAATTTTTTTACATCGTCTGGCGTGTCAAGAGGTAGGAACAATACCTCCATGTCCACATCACCTTTCCGTATATGGTGCGTGAACGGCGGCGACCATCGGAAATTCCCCCACTCGTTTTCTGGGAACCACTGCAACCACGTTGCGATTGTTGTGGTTCTAAGTTCTGGGTTGGTGTTTCGGATAACCGCCCACTTTGTGTATCGTATTCCATCTGTAGACGGCTCCTGTTGAGTGCTTCTGCGAAACATTTCCATGCAACACGCGACAGACTTACCAGAACCAACAGGCCCACGAAGGCCACGAACGAACATCTCTGACTTCATGAACATTCTGGCGACAGAGCCCGTACATTTATAGACTAAATCAGGCATCCATGTCCTCGACGGGGACCGCCATGACTTGATTAGTGCCAACAACGTAGGCCTTGGCTACCGCATCCGTGCCGTGCGTTGAATACTCAGGGTCAGAAAAAATTACACTATGGTACTTAGACGCTCTTTCGAAAGCTTCTTTAGACAGCTTATGGAAATCGTGTGAACTGCAATCAATGTTTGGTATTGCAAAACAAAACGACTGGCCTAGCACTGCGTCTTTCAATGTTCCACGACCTTTGCTTGGGAAAGCTCGGAAATAACCTCACCAAGTATTCCCGAAACATGAGGCCTGTCGACTGGCATGCTATCTGGCCCGGTATCGGTACAATGCCAAGAACCGTCAGGCCGATAGCTTAAAACAAAAACACTACACTCATTACCAGAATGGAAATCCTCATGCGCTTCTAAAGCGCCCTTCAGCTTGTCGCGCATGTACTTCACTTAAACATACCTCTGTTAACGGCAATCCTAAGATGGTTCTCCATTGTCTCAGGCCCAAAAGCCTCAATGATCTTGTCTGCCTCATGGTTTGTCATAAATTCATCAGGGTAATGTTTCATGTGAACTGTCTTAACTACCTGCCGCATCCTGTGCAGGTCTTGTATCGGTAATGTCATAAGAAAGTTCACTGAAATGCTCCCTGTCTACGAATAGATGAATAAATGCAGTCAGGGCTATATATATATTTAAAATAAAATTTGGTTCAACATTAAAATAACGTAAGTCAAAGATTCAAATATGTTGTGTGTGAATAGCTTTAAAAAACACTATCGCGTGTGTAAAGGACCTTATACTATTCAATCCCCTGCTGTTTTTAACCCCACCCCTTCCCTTGCCATCACTCTCATATCCATGACCCCCGGTAGGGGGGCTTGCGATACTGCATCAGTCACCGAGATCAATACTCACGTTCAGTTGCCCTACCACTGCATGTGCCTTCTTCTCCACTGGCTTATGCCCTGCCCTATCCAATATATCTTGCGCTGCTTGGAGCTTTACGTAGTCGCTCTTAGTAGAGTCAAGTAGATCACCCACCACAATCTGGGCCTTTATCGCCTGTAGCTTACTACCATGTTTCACGCATGCATCTATGTATTCCATAATGTTCGGAAACCTAAGCAATCTGCTGGCTGTGACATGTGCAGACGCTTCTGCATACCCTGCAAGTACGGCTGCTTCTTGGTTGGTTGTGCCGGGTACAAACAGGTTATGTACAAACGTTCTCTGCTTATCATTTAGAGCCTGTCCTGCTTCTTCTATCGCCGCTTTATCAAATGGTGTTATTATCTTACCCATCTCTTTATCCTTCGCTCTGTTACAGGTACATCCCCCCTGACCCCCCTTCATTGGCCATATCCCCATATAGGCTCAATGCACATTTATAAGTCACTGATATCATAGGGGCGTTTGCATAGATGGGGTTATACCTCGTTTATGTGTAATTCATTACCACTTCCCTCATTCTTTGCTTATTCGGGGGCATAACAGGCTATATTACGGTAGGTTCGTTCCTCACCAACCTCCACCAAGCCCCTTCGGGTCTTGTCCCATACGGGTAACTATCCCTGCCCTTAACCAGCAGAGTGTGCATCACGGATTGGAGTATAAGTAGGAGAGAGTGGAGTGTGGATCGCCCTGTCGGAACGGTTACAGCACTATCTCGGCAATAGCTTTGTACAGCGATCACCATGATATTGCCTCCCCTCTCAGGACACCGGGTGGCCGCACTACACGGGGCGTACTAACATCGATCCCCTCACAGAAGCATCTGGCAAAGTGTTTCCGATCACAATGCCTATTCCTAGTCACCCAAACAGCAGACGGCCTTCGGCCTCCCTTCGGGAACGCAAGCAGAAAATAGGTTCCCCCATTCTATCCCTGCTATTTTGCTACGCAAAGCAGGTATGAACGGTCCCCCCAATTTATCCACTTGTCGTTTCTGCAGTTTAGGCGCCGTCGGGTCATTGTTCTTCGGGAACACTTCTAGCGCCATATGCTAGAGGGGCTATCAATGAAGCACTTACCGCGCAGGGCGGCCACCCTTACGATGTGTCATCGAGGGCAGGCAATACCACGGAGCCCGCAACGCCGCTAAGACTTGCCGAGATAGCACTGCAACCGCCCCAACAGGGCGGTGTTCCAAGAACCCTGTTGGAGTTTGGAAGGAGTGGCGTTCGCGCTTCTTCCGAGCTTTGAAAGCACATACCGAGTGTGTGTTTTCACAGCTTTTCACCAACGAAGGAGATACCCCATGGAATTAAGAACCAAGCTCGTTCTACTCGACATTATCAAAGATGCAGTCCTCATTCACCTCGAAGACCCATCTCAAATTTCAGCTAAACGATTAGAGCACATCGTCGTTACGCATCATATCGAGCTTCGCAGCAAACTTGTCGCTGAATCCGTAGTAACAAACCGAAAGATCGTCACATGACCCACGTTAATTTCAACACAGTCTTCATGTTTGCTAACACCGAAGATTATAAGAGCGAAGAAGCTCGCAAAGACCGCCAAGCACACCGTAAGTGGCTCGGCAAAAACCCATCCAAACCAAAACGCTTCGTTAAACGCATCGTAACAACCGATGTTGAAGCGTTTATCGCTGCATCCCGCAGCAAACACCAACTCTCGTAAGGAGAAACACAATGACTACTCAAACAAGCATCATCGCTGCACAAAAAGCTGCTCGCAAAGCAGCAGCACCCGTTACAAAAAAGTCAGACAAAGTGCTTCTGCCCTTCGCGTTCGATTGGGCCAGCTACAAAGAAACAACTGACGGCATGAATATGTTTATGAAACGCCGCCAGAACTTCGAGTACATCTCTTACCAGCATTGGCTGAACCCCGGCGACATGGACGTTGAGACATACGAGGCTCTGCTCGTTGAAGCCGTTGATGCCGACGCGCAAGTTCGCGACGACCTCGCTAAGATCGCTTACAAGCGGATCGTTACACACACCGTTGAAGCCGCCGCCGCTATCAAGCGCTGCGCTGAATACGCCCGCGAAACAAATCGCGTTTAATTCCTCCCACCAACTAGCACCTCGGGGATTGTCCTCGGGGTGCACTTTTTTAGGAGCTACACAATGGAAAGCATATTTAAATCATTCAACTCTTTGAACACACCAAAATTCTCAATGCCCGAAATCACAACATGGGGCATCGTCTGCATCGGATGGATGTTTCTTATCGGCATGATTACCGCCGAAGTCGGCGCTGCCGCTGTCATTGCACCTCTCGTCAGCAATATTCTGCTTATCGCAGTCCCAACAGCCCTGCTCGTTCGTTGGGCTCTCGAAGGGAGACGCTTCTAATGTCTATCTTAGAATGCACTGTCCTGCTGGACCGTCTCGAACGCGAAAGACTCGACGTTCTCATTGAAACTCAAGACTGCGAAGGTCACGAACTCGTTGACCTGCGTTTCTATGATGCTCAGATGGAAACAATACGGGAGAAAATTCGCCGTGGTTGAAACAATCGCATTGCTCCTCGTCGGGCCTGTTATAGCCCTCACAATTTACCTCGAGATAAATAGGAAAAAGTAATGGCCGTACTCATAGCTGGCGCAATAGCCGCCGCTGCAATCATTTTTCTCATTCTAAAGTTCGGGCGCATCACCCGAATACTCGCGTTCGATAAATGGATCGACGTAGGCACCACCATTATCATTGGCATTATGTTTTTTGGAACATTCTCTGGTATGATGGTCGCTGTAACGGCTGGCTGCATCGTTTCAGCCTTCCTTTACTTCGCGAAAATAATCTTTGGCGCTGAAAAGCTCACGCTGCGAGGCTGGAAACAGCAGCAGCAGCCGAAAAGAACAAAATCACGTAATCCAATCAAGGATTATGTAGCTTGGAGACAATCATGGAAATCCTTCTCTTAATTATTGTCCCGCTATTGGCTTACACCGCATTTGGGCTCGTCCGAGTGTATATTTGTCACCCCATTTACAAGGAATACCTGATATGGCGGCTTTACAAAAAGCGGCAAAACGCTTCTTCTCGTTTATCGACTTCATCGAACGAGTAGTCCCAACCCCGGCATGGATGCGATACGCTGCACTGCGTCTTGGCACCTTTATTATGACCTATCTTGGCACTATCGGCCTTGTCGTTGTCATATTTGCCCTGTCTGGCGTGATGTTAACGTTCGGCGCAATCTTTGCCCTTCTCCCATTCGCCATTTTCATTGCAATCCGCATATCTGGCGCGTTGACACACAATAAAAGGCCCGAAGAATAGGCTTTTTTTGACTCGTTGACTGCATTTATGCATTCTGAAACAATAAATCCCTCAAAAACCTGCATTTAAGGAGGAGTTATGAAAAGCGAAGGAACCTGCTGCATACTTGGGGGTCTAAGTGTGTACGTCGAAGGGAATTTATGCCCGCCAGAGCCCGACATTGGCATCTATAACTATTACCTCGACGATTATAAGCTCTATTTCAACACCGGGAAACCCGGCAGAGAACTTCCAAACGCGATGTACGAGAAAGTCACCGAAGACGACGAGGACGAGATCGAGTGCGCCCTCTTAAGCGGAGACAGGTGACAATGAAAGACGATCCATACGCAAAATCACTGGCTGACAGAAAGTACAGACAGAGAATACGCCCTTCTAATCGCCAAAAAAGGCAACAGCGAAGGGACAAAGCCGCCATTCAAGACGCTTTTTTCATTATGGAACTTGAAGGCGACGAAGGAAATGGGCGGGACAAACCCCAACGAAAGTCCCGCCGATCCCCGAGGTAGAAAACGTAAAGACGCCAAACTAAACGAGTAATACCAATAATATCTCCGAATACCAACACTTAAACCCCAACAGAAAGACAATAAAATGAATATGATTAACCCGTTCACGAAGCCTATCACATCGATTGACAATTTGGACCTCTCCGCAATCGATTTCGAAGTCGAACGCCAGCCTATTTATGGCGAGCGCACACACGAAAATAGCGAAGGACGTTCTTTCTCTCATTTCTCTAAAATTGATGGCAAATACGAATACTTCCGCAAAGATACAGGCGCGACACTTGGCGTTCACACGGCAAGCTACAATCACGACGGATACAAAAAGCACGTTTCTCATGTTATCGAAGCCGTTAAAGAGATGGGGACACTCGACCAGCTTGATACCAGCAACGCTGAAACCAAGTTTTCAGTTTATGAAGACGGGCGAAAGCTTAAATTAGAGCTTCTTTTCCCCAATAACATCATCGAACCGCAAATTGGCGACATTACCAAGCTCCGGTTACGCGACTGGGACAGCTATGACGGCTCGTGGGGCCGCAGGTTGTGGATCGATGGTATGCGCTTGTGGTGTCTCAATGGATGCACCTCTCCGGCCTTTAAATTGGGCTTCTACGCCAAGCACACAAAGTCGATTTCTGGCGACGAGTCCATCAATCGTATGCTTACGTCGATGAAGAGCATGGTATCGAACTTCTATGAAGACGAAGCCAAATTCAAACGTTGGATTTCAACAAATGTTACCCAAGAAGAAGCCCAGGAATTGTTTTCTAAGACTTTGGCATTTGCACCAAAAGCCGTCGAAGAAGACGGCAAATGGAAACACCACTCTCCAAACGTCATGGACGACCTCCGCGCCAACATTGACAGCAATTTCAGCCAAGTCGGGCGCAATCTATACGGCGTTTACAACGCAGCAACCGAATGGGCCACGCACGTCCAAACAAAACGCGGCCAAATACACAACATTGAACGCACGAGAGAGTCAAAAGTTGCTTCAATGCTTAATTCACCTGATTGGAACCGTCTTGAGCGTTTTGCCGCTTAACTTAATCTTATTGGAGAATAAACATGTTGAACTATTACATGAAATTAAAATTAAAAGGAAATGTTCCTATGACAAAAGAAGTTATGGATGCATTAGATACAATAGAATCAGCTATGCACAATTATGAAACGCTAGATTTTATTTATTCAACAGACGAAAAAGACATGAAAAGGTTTTACTATTATGAATTTGACTGCCCAGAAATAATAATAAATTCACATCGAAATTACAGAGTGAAAAAAGGAGAAATTACTTACGTAGATTACAACGCCGCAAAAGCAGCACAAAAAGAATATGATATGCGTTATGTTCAAAACGCAGCAGAGTAAAATAATTGCAGAGCTTCGAGAGTCTAAGAGTGACGGCGATGCTTCCGGGTATCGTACCGTCACTCTTGGCTCAAGGGGCGCTAAAGTCTGCGAATTTGTTGCACAACCTTGCCAATCACCTCAACAGTGTCAAAGTTTACAGGCTTGTGTCCGGCGTTTGACGACGCAGGGATGATAAAGGGCGGGAAGAACCTGCCAGCACTCACACCTCCATCATAAAACGCTATAACCGAGCCCGCTTTAGGCTTCAACTTCCCTATTGGCTCACAGACAAGCGTGTCGCTTGGCAATAAGCCGCCAAGCGTCATGCTGTCCGTGTCCAGCCTAACGGCAATCGCCGCAACACTAACATCAAGATCAACAACAACCTCATCTATTCTATCCATTGCTAAATTTTTCATATCATCCATCCCTACTTTAAAAAGAGGTATAGTTGCGTATGTTTGGGGGTCAACCCCGATAGGAGGCGTTGAACGAGCCGCAATCGCCAGCTTGTTTAACGTTTTGCCGCTTGGTACGTGTTTTTTTTGGCCCAAGAACCTAGTGATTGTCGTGGGCGAGGTATCTGCTTTCAGCGCCCAATCCTTGGCGCTCCACTCATTTACAGCCATCACGTTTTTCATCCAAGCAGCCAATTTTTCCATATGGTCTGCCATAACTGCACAAATGCAACATATCGACTAAGCAAGTCAACAAATAAATTCAATTGACTGCATAAATGCATCTCCTATTATTACCGTTTTGGAGTCCAAAAATGATTCTAACCTATTTGTCACAGCTAAAAAACACCGCCAATGAAACTGGATGGGATTTACGGGATGCATGCATTGATGCAGGTCTCAGCGACACGACTTACTACCGTTGGAACAAAGGAACGACAACTCCCCGTGAGCAGGAGGCCAAAAAAGTATCATCCCACATGCTCCAGTTCAGACGATGATCTGAGCGTAGAACAAAAATTTTCGCTCATGGTCGCCCAACTTGCTCAAAGACGCATGGAAATGGGGATCAGCCAAATTGAACTATCAGATCAAATCGGCATCGCACACGGGCTCGTTGGAAAATGGGAATCCGGTGCACGTTTTCCATCAAGGCATCTTTTGTTTTGCTGGATAACCGCCCTCAACATGAAATTGGATATTACAGAAAATGGGAAAATTCAGCAGGGACAAGGGCGCCAGAGTAGAACGCGAGATCGTTACAAGTTTCAGAGAATCAGGGCTCCCCGCTAAACGCACCGCGCCCATGCAAACCTTCAAAGATAACGATATGCCAGACATACTCGTTGAAACAAATACAGGATACAAAACTGTTGAAGTAAAAGCCCGTGCCAAGGGAAAACAATTCCATGAATGGCTCGGGGAAGAAGACCTTCTTGTTTACAAAGTAAACGGCGAACAACCGCTTGCCATTATCCCTCTCACAACATGGATAGAATTAAATGGAGGAACCCCGACATGAGCCTTGCCGCGATAACATGGGCTTTTAAACAAGACCTCGCACCAACGAAGAAAATGGTCCTGATTGCCCTAGCCGATCACTGCGACGACGACGGTAAATGCTGGCCCGGTCTGAAATTGGTTGCGAAGAAAGCGAATGTGACCAAAAGAACGCTTCAACGCGTGATGAATGAGCTAGAAAACGACGGAATCCTGCGAGTTGAAGAGCGAAGACGCGAAAACAACTCACAACAATCAAACCTCTATTTCCTCCTTATGGGGGGGTGTCAAATTGTCACCGGGGGGGTGTCACCCATGTCACCCCTTGAACCCTCAATAGAAGTTAATAGAAAGAAGGCCACGACAATTCCGAGTGATTTTGTTTTGACCCCGGAAACAATCGCCTTCTGCACCAAAAACAGACCCGACGTTAACCTCGAAACCTTCCAACTCCAATTCATAGAATCCTGCCATGCCAAAGGGTACGAATACATCCAATGGCAACGTGCCTTCCGCACATGGGTTCTGAAAGAAAAAGGCCCCAACAATGTCAAATTCTTCAAACCAAAAAATCCAACCCATGACGAAATCTTTAACGCCTTCGACGAAGCAATTCGCCTCTCTAAAGCCGTTGGCGTTGGTGCCTCTTGACGAGCGCCGGGAACGCTTAGATCAAATGCTTGTAACTTCAACTGAAAGAATGAAACCAGCAGACAAAGATCGCATCGGAAAAATGCTTGCGGTTGTCGCCACCATGATTGGTGCGCCAATACCTTCCCCAAATGTTCTCTCGAACTATATCCAGTTCTTGTCCGAGTACCCTCAAGACCTGATCGATATTATGGGGAAACACGTTATCGATACTCATCGTTACAATACATTCCCCCGCGTTGCCGACTTCGTAGAGCCTGTTAAAGAATTGCTCTGGGCGAGGCAGCGAAACATGAAAGACTTGCGCCAGACAAGAATAGATTATCTGGGCCACGAATGATGCTTTTTTGCATTTTCTGTGATTGACTAACTGCACAAATGCAGCCAATATTACACATCGCATAACTATGGAGGTAGAAATGCAGGAACAAGAAACAATCAATACCCAATACATAAATGCACTAGCGGCACTCAAGAAAATTCAGAGCATCGCCAAGCATAATCAAACAGCCAGCGTAGACATCGCTGTCTGCACCCTCTCGCACATCGAAGACATTTGCGAAGACACGCTTCAACCAAAACAAACCCCAGACTTTTAAGGACTTCAATATGTACCAGACAATCACAGGTCATTTCGATGGCTCAGTCGTCACGCACATTAACCCAGACGATCACGACATTTGGATGCGCTTTGGCGGCAGCACAGCAATCGTTGTGAACCCCGAAGAAGCCGAGAAGCTCGCGACAGAATTGAAAGCTCTTATCGAGTGGGCGCGCAAAAATCCCAAGCGGGACAACACTGGGCCAGTCTATGCAAAAGAGTTGGAGCAAGTGGCATGATGATACACAATGTCCAGCAAAGATCAGACGCATGGCATGAGCTGCGTATGGGCGTTCCTACGGCCTCTGAGTTCTCCAAGGCACTCACACCCAAAAGAGGCGAACTATCGACTCAGGCCCCCGCATACGCCTGTAAATTGGCCTTAGAACTTCATCGAAACGAACCTTGCGAAGACTTCTTTGACAATGAGTGGATGGAGAGAGGCCGGGAGCTCGAAGAAGCGGCTCTCAACGAGTACACATTCTACCACGATATAAACACATCGAAGGTCGGATTCATCCTCGACGACAAAGGCCGAGGTTGTTCACCTGACTTTCTAATTAACGACGATGGCATGGGAGAGATTAAGTGCCTCAAGGAAGAGAACCACGTTCTTACCCTCTACGAAATCTCAACAAAAGGCATATTCGACAGTAAATATATGCCTCAAATCCAAGGCCAAATGCTGATTGCACAACGAAAGTGGTGTGACCTCGTATTCTACTGTCCCCGCCTCCCTTTATCTGTAATCCGCGTTCACGCAGATGAAAAATACCAAGCCGCCCTCGATGCCGCCCTCGATATCATTATCGGACATAGGGACGCAGCCTTGGGTTTACTCAACGCCAATGACGTTATCCGGTTTAAGGAGCTAGAAAATGCAGCTTGATCTCTTAGAAGGAAAACGCCGCAGAGACGAAGGAATAGACCGTGCAGCACAGGCTAGTTCTGATTTTCTTTCTCTTTGTCGTCGCATTGCTCACGAGCACGCTATCTATCACGGCGAAACCAGCATTAACGATGTTCGAAAACGCATTGAAGGTGTTCCCCACAATGTAAATCCAAACGTACTCGGGGCCGTGTTCAAGGAAAAGATGTGGGAAGCCGTCGGCTACACCCAAGCAGAGCATCCAAACGCACACGCCCGCACAATTCGTGTCTATAAATTGAAATAAGGAACCTCACATGAGCGACAAAAATATGATTATCTGGGATGCAGTTAAAACAACTGATCCCGCACACACAAAAGTCGTTAATCAACGCGGCGGCTTCACTTCAATCAGCGCCCAATACCAAGTCCAACGCGCCACCGAAACTTTCGGGCCTGTTGGGATTGGATGGGGCTATGACGTTGAGTACGACTACAAAGCCCTCAACGACCAGACCGCTTTGATCTTTGCCAATGTCACAATCTGGCACGGCAAACGAGAGAACAAGTTTGGCCCCGTGTCCGGCTGCAATCCTCTCTTGTCTAAAGGGCGTGTCGATGATGACGCGCCAAAGAAGGCCATGACAGACGCGCTTACGAAAGGCCTGTCCCATCTTGGCTTCTCAGCTGACGTGTTCTTGGGATTGTACGACGATAATAAGTATATCCAAGGCGTTAAAAGCCAAATCGCTAACGCAGCGAACAGCGAGTATGAAGCCAAAACCAATGCTCTCATAAAAAACGTTGAGTCAACCAAATCTCTTGAAGAATTACATGAGATAAAAACCTCGATTAAAGCGGAGGTTGAGCAAATGCCAGCCAGCGTTTCAGCCAAGGTCAAAGCAGCGTTTGCCACACAAGCGCAATCATTCACACAAGCAGCGGAGTAACCCCATATGTCTACAGTTAATCGCGTAATCCTCGTCGGCAATCTCGGCAAAGACCCCGAAATGCGCACGACACAAAGCGGCGCCAAAATTGGCAATATATCCCTCGCAACGTCTGAAACTTGGAAAGACAAGGGAACTGGCGAAAAGAAGGAAAAGACCGAATGGCACCGTGTCGTGATCTTCGACACACAGCTTGCCGATATCTGCGAACGGTATTTGAAAAAGGGGTCTAAAATCTACATCGAAGGATCGCTTCAAACACGGTCTTGGGAAAAAGACGGAGAAACCAAGTACACAACAGAAGTTGTGCTGCAACGGTTCTCAAGCAAGCTGGTTATGCTTGGAGAAAAAGGCGGCAACAACGCCCCGTCTAACTTTAACGACGGTCCAGCAGACGCAAGCGGCACAGACGAAAACCCTTTGGAAGGCGACGATATTCCTTGGTGATAACAGGTGGCGGGGGAAACCCCGCTGCCCCTTCGGAGCAGAATAAATGACAAAGATGCAAGACATGAGAAAATTGGTCGATCTACACGCAAGCTGTTTTACAGACCAAGAAATTGCAGACAGGCTTGATGATCGTGACCTTATATGGGTGCGGGAGGTACGGACATTCTTAGAGCTTGAAGAGCGATTTCCCATACCTTCACGACGACCTGTTGAAGTCTCCGTTCAGTTTAAATCTATGGAATCCCCAAGATCGAAGCCGAAGAGTGAACGGGAAGCCAAAAGAAAGTGCCTAAAGTGCCAAGGGCAGTTCTTATCAAATGGCCCTCAGAACAGAATATGCGGATCATGCGCTAAACATGAAATATACCATGTTAACGATCAGTACGTGGGGGCTAGATGACAGACCTCGTTTTCGTTCGACCAACATTTCAGCCGGACGGCTTTGAGCTTTTTATCATGCAACAAGGAGCGAAAGCCCCTGTAATAATCCCCCTTAATCAAAACATGATTCACACTCTAGCGTCTCAATGCGTTGAGGCACTAAACCCCAAATTCAGAGAGACCACATAATGACCATAAAGGAATTTGTCGCAGAGCTACCCCCGTCAATGACCATTAACACCTTCGCAAGCACCTTCGACTTTGACCATAAAACAGTTCGAAGAATGATTGTCGATGGCGAGATTGCTTGCCTAAGACGCCCAACTGATTCTATTCGTATTCTCAGACCCCATATTGAGGATTGGATAAACAGATGCGCCTCGTCAGACAACCAAACAGAAGAAACTGGTATATCGCGTGGACAGAAAACCGCAGGACAAAACTTAAATCTACAGGTTGCACGGATAAATCAGATGCAAGGGCAGTCTTAGATGCCTACAGGAAGGGAGAGCATAAAAGATCAGATCGTGTCGGATGCTCTGCGCTCATTGATAGATACCTCGATGCCCGGAAAGACGTTATGGACTACGAGAGGCTTATCAACGCTGCAAAACCTCTCAAAGTATTTTTTGCTGAGATTAGAGCGGAAAATATCGGCCCTGAGACGTGCCGTGATTACGCAAATTGGCGAGGCAAAGCTCCTGGCACTATGCGAAGAGAGCTTGCCGTCCTCCGGTCTGCCCTCTCTCTCGCTGGATATGTTCAAAAGCTCTGGCTACCGGACAGGGTTTTACCCAAAACAAAATACCTATCGCGTGAGCAAGCCTTTGAAGCCTGTACGCATATGTCATGGCACATTCGGCTCTTTACCCAGATCGCCCTCGCTACAGGGCAAAGGAAAACAAGTATTCTTCAACTGACTTGGGACCGGGCCGACTTGGAAAGAATGGTTTTAGACTTTGAAAGACCCGGAAGACGAAGGACCAAGAAGCGAACAGCATCAGTACCTATTGGAAAGCAACTCGCTTCCGTTCTCAGGGACGCCAAGCAAACCGCAGAAACAGACTTCGTTATTGAATACAACGGAAAGCCCATAAAGAACATACGAAAGGGTTTCGATAGAGCTATGGAGAGAGCCGGGTTCCCTTGGTGTACGCCACACACCTTAAAACACACTGCAATCTCATGGATGGCAGAAGGAGGCTACACAGTAGACCAGATATCCGACCTGACAGGCACAGACGCCGATACGGTCAAACGCATATATAGAAAGTTTAACCCCGACTACCTGCGAGGACTCGCAGATCACATGGATGGAGAATTATTCGATGGCATT